TATTCCTAAACAATTTAAGTTAACCGCCATTTCTTTTACAGCAACCATAATTGAATTTAAAGTACTTGGGTCATTCTCTCCCAATACATGCAAATGGTCTAGTGCAAAACAACTAATATCACCAATTGCATCTTTATAGATATTTAGTTGCTCTTTAATCCAACGCATACTAATACCTTCTCTAGACTTACCCTCATCGTCATACCTAGATAATATAAATAACCTGTCTGCTAAATCCTCATCGTCACCTGTCATTTCAAACCAACGCTTTGCTATTTCTTGGTCAGTCATTTCTAGTGATACATATACTCCACAGCTCTCAGGATTCGATACAAGGATGTCTTTTATCATTTGTAACACAACCTCTGACTTACCAACACCACTGTCTCCAATGACTCCTAAGACCTCTTTACGACTCCATTTATGTACCAAGCAATCAAACTCTGGTGTACCATGAACGAATAGATCAGGATCGCTTCCACGCTTTACCCTACCCTTTCTTCTTAGCTCACCAAGAGATCGAATACCTGCTTGTTCTCTTCTTTTACTGCTAAATTGCATTTATTTCCTCCTAAACTCAATTCTCTATTTAATACCAAAAAAATCATTAATGGCTTTAATTCTATCTGATAACTCTTTTTCTAGCTCTGGATACTCTTCTTGAAGCAACTCATATACAACTACCACAGGGATTCCTGTCATTGCCGAATAAGATGCCATATCTTTTAGACCACGCTTTTCATAGTGTTTTACAATTGATTCTTTATTTGATCTATAATCTTCTTTGTTATACATTTAATCCCTTTTAAAAAGCCCCCATTTAGGGGGCAATTCAGACAAAAACTCACTAGCTATAAAGGAGGAAAAACTAGTCAAGCTTTACAGTACCTTCTTCTAAAATGTACTCAGGGATTCTGCCAATCTTTTCTTCGGCTTCCTCCTCAGTAATCATTTCCTTTTCGAGCATGATCTCGAACTTTTCTGCAGGGTCATTGATATAAATAGACTTACCATTTACATTAACTCCATTCACTTCTATGTTTACATATTCAGCATTTTTTACAAACTGAACATACTCTTTACCTTCATCGTTCTCTTTGATCTCAAACAAAGTCACATAACCTGTTGTCTTTGAACCTTTGTTACTACTTGATCCACTACTCTTACTTGATCTTGATGATGTTCTTCTTTCTCTTGCCATTTTTATTCTCCTTGGTCTTGTTTATTTTCTTGTTCTTCTGGAGCTTCTTCAACTTGCTCTTCAACTTCTTCTTCTTCTAATTCTACAGGCTCTTCTTCAACTTGTAAAGTACTTTCTTCTTCCTGTAATTTCTTAAACTCTTTAATTTGATTAATACCAACACCATCTAGCATGAACTTAGATTCACTAACTCCCATGTTTCTCTCATAGAGTTTATTTTGCATTACAACATCATCCTCAATAAGATATACCTGTCCTTTAGCATCCTCTGCAACATGGTAGTGCCAACTTCCAATGTTTCTAATCTTAATTGGTGATATCTGTGCAACATTATCTGCAAGATCATTATAATTTGGTATAGAATTTCTTTTTAAAAGAGCTTCTGTCATTCTATATGCTCTAACTGTCTTCGCCATTATTAGCCTCCTGTTCTTTCATTGCTAGGTTTATGACTCCCATTTTCATTTGCATTTCTTTTAGCCCAACTGCCATTTGATATGTGTCAACTTCTTTCTGGCTAGTAAGCTGTCTTGTAGGAGGCACAGTGTATTCCATTACCGCCATAAAAACTCTTGCTACTTCATTCTTCTTCAAATCTCTCACTTCTTCTTGAAGATCAAGTGTTATTTGTGAAGATATTTCTGCTACTCTATTGAACTCTTCTTTTAGTTTACTCATTATCGCTCCCAAAAATACCTTTAATTTTCTTATCTTTAGGGTGTACCCCTGTTTCATAGTAACTAATAATTTCGTTATATTTGGAATTTAACCATTGTTTATCTTTATCTTGTTCATCTAAAAATATTTCAACTACAGTAGCAAGTCTAGCTAAAAACATCCCCTCTCTAATTCCTTTTTTTTCTTCTCTCATTATCCTTTTCTCCTAAAACCTCTTCCACGTTTCTTTGGTTTTTCTTCTGGTTCTTCTTTAGACTCTTCCTTAGCCTCTGGTTCTTCCTTTGGCTCTTCTTTTTTTGTTCTAGTTCTTTTTGGCTTTTCTTTAGTATCTTCTTTTTTCTTTCTTGTAGAAGTTTTTTTAGCTTCTCCCTTACCATGATCATTAGTTGCATCAGCATCTTTGGTATCATCAATTAGAAACAATCCATTTAGTGCATACTTTCTAGCATATGAACTTGCACTACCTGTTATCTGTGCCTCGTTCATCCCTTTTTGGTCTAATGGTTCTCTGGCTGACGCTGTATTTTCTAATACTTCTTCTCCGTTAGTTACTTTAGCAGTAGCCTCAACATATACTCTCATGTCCTCGCCTTCTCCAACTGTGATAATCTTATCGCTAACAGTTAAAACTAGGTCGCCAAGTAAAGGTTTTACTGCTTCTAGTATATCCTCACAATTTCTATAAGCATATCCTCCAAATTTATTAAATTGATTCTTTGGTGCTTTTAGCGTTTGTTGAATTTCTGCAACTTTTTTTAAAAACTTATTCATCTCCATCCTCCTTAAGATCATCCTCAGTTACATCATACCTGTCAAATATTGTTCTTTCAAGTCTTTTTTTGAAACCCTGTAATTTTTCCACTTCGTCATCTGTAGCACCAAGTCTTTTTAGATTATTTAGTGTACTGTCAAACTGCAAGTATGATGCCATTTCAGTCTTTGCATGAAAAAATGCTGTACCTAAATGGTCATAAATAACTGCAAAGTCTAAGTCCTCTACGTCAATTTCTTCATCTTCTGCAATGTCCTCAATGTCAACATTTAGTTTATCCATTAGTCTATTTTGCATTGCAGTTAGTACTGTATTGGCTTCTGCCTCTACATCTAGTTTTTTTGCAACATTGTTAGCTAATTGATATAGACTGTGTAATGTTCCTAGTTCAAAGTCTAGGTCTTGGTGCCTAGAGTTTAGTAGTTCTGTTAGTTTACTCATTATTACTCCTTTCATATACTTGTTGATGAAATTTATCTACAATTACCATTTCTAATTTGAACAATGCAAGCTCTTTAGTATTCTCTACAATCTTCTCAATGACTTTTACATTGTTTGATTCTGGAGAGTACTTCATAACGTCTACAACATGCTTGTCACCGTCTTTGTAGTAGGTATGAGCATATAACGGTAGCTTAGAATCATCTAGCTCGCCTGACTGAACATTCTCTAGTTCTTTTTTTAAAAGCTTGTTATCTTGCTTAAGTTCTCTAGCAAGCTTTACAAGGTCTGCTTTTTTTAGTTTCTCTAATTGTGCCATTATACTTCCTCCAATCCATCTTTATTCTTACCATTACTTCTACAGTACGCATAGTAACTACAAGGTTTACCATAGAAAAAACATCCAGAGTCATAGTTCTTATCAAACTCTTCATTCTCAATGCCCTCTAAAACATTATCATACATTTCAAATGTTTCGTCAAGTAATTTCTCAGGAATTTTATCAATAATTAATTGAGTCCTAGTTCTTGGCTCTCTTTTTCTTATGGCTTTCTCTACAACACCAAACGCACCGTACTCTATACCCTCACTTTCACAATAAGTTGCAAGCTGTGGAGAAGTCGATACAGAATCGTCCTTGTACGGCTTTGAACTTGTCTTGTTATCAAGTATCACCTTTCTATCTGGAGCGTCTATAAAGCTAACTACGGCATCTATATAGCCTATTAAAAGGTTGCCATGCTCATCCGGTAGTTCTACTTTCCTTTGGATATCAAATACTGTATGGATTTGTGGCATAATGTCATTATTATATGCTTCAATGAGCATCATGCCTTTTCTATATAAACTATGCCAAGCTATTCTATTATACAATGCTTGATCCTCTTCACACAATTTTTCTTTATTTTTTAGAATAGTGAAACATTCTTTTAAAAACTCTTCAATGTTTTCTACTTCTTTATCAAACTCTGAAATATCTTCTAAATCAATATCAAGTAAAACACTTAGATCAATATCTGACTTGAAGTATTCTACATTTTTATTTTCTAATTGCTCACACCACAACGTATCAAATTCGTCATAAGCATGTTGCAAAACACTAACACTCTCGTCAAATTTATAGGTGACAATCTGTTTCTTAGATCCTAATAAAACATTCAATGCCTCATCAACTGCCGATCCAAAAAAAAGAGCACTTCCCATTGCAACTGGTCTTATACGATCAACGTAATGATGGCGATAAAGTGCTCCGCAGGTTTTAAACTTTTCTGCTGCGGAGTGTGACAGTCTTATGTTTTTCATTAAAACTCCCAATCTAATTCTTTTATATACTGCTTAGAAACCACTTTATAATGACTCCTACAATTATTATATAAGTTTTCCATAATCTTTGCAAGTTCTTTTTTAGTACCTGTGTAAAGAATACAATTTGTATCTTTGTATATTAGATGAAGCATACTATCTCCTATAAATCTCTTAAAGTTCTTATCATTAAGTATTCAAACTCTTGTTTTAGGGAAGTTGTCTTTCCATATTTCTTTCTCATAGATTTCCATGACTTTAAATTCCACATGATTCTATTCTCTTCTCTATAGCCTTTTTCAAACTTTTTACGATAACTTCTATACCATTGTGTGTTTTTATATCTATGATAGCTTTCAATGGGTGTCATATTACCTCCTATAAATCTTTTCACAAGTATTAAAAGCTTCTTCAATACCTACACCATGATCATTCATAAAGGCATCAACACATTCCTTCATCTTGCTTATATGATTCTTTGGCTTTTTCTTTTTAACATTAGATCGCTCTGGCAATCTAACTGCACAACTGGCAAGCAACACTGTGCAAAATACAGCTACCATAAACTGTCTAATCGTTGGATTCATTATCATACTCCTTGTTTCTATCACAATGATCTTCTCCACATGGTTTATCTTTACAAAAAGCACATGGGTATTCATCTACAAATTCTATCTCATTTTCTAAGAACTTCATAAAGTTTAAGTAACTAGATGACCTAAACATATCAAGCAGCTCTTTATTAGTCACTTTAGTCTCCTATTAAGCTTCTTTAAAGTGTCAATCTCTTCTCTAAGTTCATTAATTGTATTCACTAAGACTCTCTTTTCAGCTTGCATAAGTTGATAAGCTTCTTTAGATTTATTCCTAATGTCCTTTGTCTGCTTTTTAGCCTCATCTGCTTCTCTTTCTAGCTCTCTAGAAAGTCCTCTTCCTATAAGATAACACAGTGAGACAATTAATACAAGCTTTACTATAATCATTACAAACCTTCTCCTGTTTCTTCTTCCCATATTATAATTTTTTGATTATTAATGTACTGGTCTAATACAAAAGTGTCTAACCCATTAGCTTCTAAAGTATTTGAAATTGCTTCTATTGCTTCTATTAAGTCTTTTTTATTGATCATTATAACCTCGATAGACCTTGATAGCGTCCTGTTTTAGTGTCTCTCACAGCTCCTGACATAGCTCCTAATAGGTTTGCATAGGCTTCTTCTAGTGTATCACCTGTTATTACTGCAACCGTCTTAGAACTCTCTACGTCCTCTATTTCCAGTGTCACCTTGCTGCCAATTGACACTGTTGTATCTAAGCCTTTTGCAAATAAACTTGTCTGCATCATTGTAAGGAAGTCTAAGATATTCATTATAAATTCTCCTTGATGAAATTTGTCAACTTGACACCATCAAGGTTCAAGTCACTAATACAACTTGCAAGAACTGTGCCAGTTACGTCTTGGTCGGTTTTATGTTCTTTGATCTCAAAAGTATGTCCAAGTCTTATTAGATCAATTAAATAAGAATTGTTTACATAGTGCTTACATTTTTTACTGTATAATTTTCTGTTGTTATATTTTACAATTGTTTCCATTATACTTTTCTCCTGTCTACCGACCAACCTTGTGAGTTATTCCATTTTTTTGTTGTATAAAAAGATACTGTTATTTTAGATACGTTTAAAAACTTTGCAACTTCTTTTGCAAGTTTGAATCTATGTTCCTCATTACCTTTTGTCACAAAATACATCCATTCTTTTTTAGGCTTAATGTCCTTTTTAGGTTTCTTACTTGCTTTACGTTTTGTGATCTTAAAAGTATCGCACTTTATCGATCCTGAGCTTATTTTACCTACTCTATAATGAGGTACGCCTGATATTTCTGCTAATTCTGATAATTTATTAGCTTCAAATACCTCACCTGTCTTTGTATTTTCTAGTTTATAATGTGCTCTTATTCCAGTGTTACCTTTCATCCCAAAATCTGCATCTGGTTTGAAATACCTTTCCTTTTCAAATACATGGGTAATTTGCTCGCCATCTAAGTTTAGATACCTTACATTTTCTTTGCCTGTACCTACTATATCCCCTATCTCTAAAACGCTCTCAGGACTAACGTCAAGCTTTACAGGACACTCTGCAAATATTTCATTGAAGCTTTTTAGTGTACCATCTGTCTCTAAATCAAATTTATTTAGTCTTTCACCAATAATCATTTTAATACCCCCATTCATTTAACTGTTCATCTAGATATTCGTCACATAGTTCATATAAGTCAACATCATCAAGTCTTGACTCACAAATTTTCTTTACAACATACTTACATACTCTCATTTTCTCACCATCATAGTCATTAGGAACGGCTACAACGTCTTTAGGGTCAATCTCGACTTCTAACAAGTGACCTTGTGAGAACGTATTAGCATAGTTATATGCAGCAACGTGAAGCCCACTAGAGCAAGTATTGTCTGGATTATCATCAACTTCTTCTCTTGGCATTGCAACAATCATGCCAACACTGTTATCCATCTTACCTGTGTGACAATCTGTAAAGTCTCTTCTAACTTTTTTGTATGCAATAAAGTTGCCATCTTTTGTGATAGGGTGTCCGTTATGTTCTAAGAACTTGTAAAGCATAAGCCTTGAGTTATAACTTGGGTTCTCCATAAGCTTCTCAGCAAATTTCATTAATGGTTCAAAGGGCAACCCCTTGTCTTTAAAGTTCAATACCCTATCAGTTAAGACCTCTGGAATTTTCTTGTCATTAATATAGATGTGACCATCTACTAGATCGACTCCCTCAACCTCTGAGAACGTCTTAGAAACGTCTACAAGACTTGGTACATCCTCTAGCCTACCATCTTTGATAGCCTCTAAGATCGCATTGTAGCGATGATCTCCCTCTGCTATTGTGATAAAATTTCCTTCGTAACTTAGTGTAACTCCCTGTGGTGTCATAATGTAATTCATATTAGAATCTCCCTTGTAAATAAGTTTTGTTTACTCTGTTAATATAATCTAAATCGTCATTGTTTTTAAATTTAGGATATCTCCTTTTTAAATACTTGCCAAGCATATCAGCCTTGTCATTTCTCTCTTTTATCTCGTCTTTTAATTGATCTTGCATATCCCAATATAAATTACGTGGAATATCTAATTCTTTTTTAGGACGCATTACATCATTAATCATTGCTCTAATTTTTTTAGAACTAACTCTTTTTACCATGATAGCAAGCTTTTGGTTTATGATATCATTATCTCTATAACCGCCATATGCATACGCTCCTTTTTGAATCATATATTCTTTTTCTTCTGTTGTAAAGCTTAGATTATTCATAAACTCATCTACTTGCATAAACCTATCGTCATTTTTAATCTTAGTTTGGTATTTCTTAGAAACAAATCCAAATAAAAAACCTTTGGACTTGAAAAAATCAACATAATCTCTTGCATCATACATTGTGCTAGTCGAATAATCGCACCATAGTATTTTATTATCAAGGTTTTTATTTAGGTCAATTGTTCTACAATTTCTTACATAAGCATTACTTCCCCATGCTGTACTTCTTTCAACAATGTGAATATCAATCTTACCTTTATCAAGCGTTTTTTTAGTGCTTGTATTCTTTGTCTTAGCCTTTTTAGGAGGCAAAGGTAGGCTAGATATCACGTTTAATTCTAATTCGTTTAGAAGTAAATTATAAAGCTCTGTGGGCATATCAGTTTTTTTAATGTATGTGATCTCTCCTTTAGATGGTTCAATAAAATGCTTACAACGTCTAGCTTTCATTTGCTCACTTTCTGTATCACCAATATCATCTAAATAAAAACTGTTTAGTTTATCTAATGGTAATTGTTGAAAGGTTTTATTTTCTCTTTTAGAATTTGTTAATACTTGTCTATACCTTTGTGATCTGTAATGATACTCTACCGCTTCAAATAAAAAGTTATCTTGTTTAGTAAGATCATTTAAGTACATGATACCGTTTCTATTAATCTTTACATGAGCATTAAAATCAATACTTGGAAGCCCTGTAAATAACTCTATAGCTTCTTTATATGCTTTATAGGTGTCAATTATAGTAGGTTTTAAAAGCTCGTTAGAATACCTTTTAAACTCTTTTTGAATGTCTAAACCAATTTTATTTAGTCTATTGAATGTGTATTCACACTCTTCTAATGATTCCCTAGTTTGAAGCACTTTTAATTCGCCATTACCAATTTTATAAACTAAAACTGAATTACTTGATAAAATATTATCAGCTTTTTTAAGTTCATCACATTGCCTTAACATATCGCTTTCAACTAGATAAGGTATACCATCAACTAAAATAACAATACCCTGTGCTGAATAATAAGAACTGGATAGCCCTAAATTACTTGCAAATTCTCTGCCATTGTATACTGTAAATTTATCACTAATTTTAATACCTTTAGGACGTTTAGGCATTTCAAAATTAAAAATAGGCTGATTATCCCAAAAATATGTCGCTCTTACTGCACCATTTTTAAACTGTTCTAGTTGATCCCTTTTAGATGGTATAATAATTTCTGTGCCGTTTTCTTCTGTGGTATCTCCAGTATGAACTAAATCAACATTAATTCCGTTTAGTTCATTTTTGTAAACAGCATAATACCAAAACGTACCGTCAACATAAGTCTTGATATTATACTGGTCACAAAAACCTAAAGGAGATTTTCCACCAATACCAAAACCACCCTTTTTTGCATTAGTGTGTGAGCTACCAGATGCCCCCATGTTACAATAAATTTTATTGATAACGTCTGGTGTCATACCTGTGCCAAAATCACGAAGCTTGAAAGTCGGTTCTAATTTTGTCGGTAAAGTTATTTTTAATTTTCTATCACCATTACCTGCTTCAACTTGAGCATCTTGAGCATTAGAAATTAGCTCTTGTAATGATGTTCTAACCTTATACTTATATTGCTTAATAACAAGCCAAATCATTTTATTAAAAAATTCAGGGTCAATGCTCATTTGATTGCCTGTAAATTCCTGACTTTTTGTTACGTCTACTTTTTCTTGAATGTTAATCATGTGTTATTCTCCTTTAGTTTAACTCTTAATTATTATCTCATGTATTGTGCTTTGCGTCAACCGAACTATGTAATTTTTACATAGTATTCTTTTTACTAAGTTTATGATACGTTTCATAAGTCAAGGCATCATCTGAAAAGTCCTGTATACGCTGTAAAACTTCTTCTGAGCTGTAATTTTTATTAATAGCATGATCACCATAGGCAATTTCATAAACGCCTGATATGAAGTCATAGACGTTCTCAAGTCCATCTATATTTTTAGATAAATTATATAATGTCAATAAATCTTGTTTAGTCATTGTTACCTCACACAATATAAATTAAATAGTACGTTAAAAATAAACCTTGTATAACCTTAACCATTAAACTGTTACCTTAAGCCCACTAGCTTTGATCTCTTGAACGCTGTCAAGGTTTACAGTCCTATAACCTTTTTTAGTGATATCATACACTGTTACAAGGTTAGCCTTATCATAGAGCTTTTTACCGCCCTTTAAATGCTTTTTAACGCCTAGCCTTGCGTTCATTGTTCTAAGTGTACCGTCTT